TGAAAACCAAGAGAAAATCTCTAGGCGCACCAATGGTGCCCCTAAGGATGCCCTCTAGGGAATCTAAGAACCGTCACCCTAAGGCAAAGGCTCTTGTCTTCCCAACGGGTTACGGAACTAGTGGAAATCTTATTAAGCTGTTCAAGGAAGCGTCTCTTCTGAATAAAAATCAGAAGAGACGCCTGGAAGAAACCTGGCTTGCCTTCGTTGGTGCGTTCAGTGTCATCTCCCCAGGGGTCATAACTCTTAAGAGCAACTCACCGGGCTTCTGTTATAGAACTTTCTGTTCTATAAAGAGGCTCTATGTGTGGCTCATTAAGAGTTGGATCCACCAGGGAGAGGTGTGGACCATGAAGAGGATCTCCAGTCTATGCGACTGGGCCCTCTACTACGCCTGTGAGAGCGACTACGACCCGCCAGAAGCGACCTCGGGGTTACCGGGGATGCTTCGTGACGGGTGGTTAACGTTCCCATGGGCTGTAGGACTTCTATCGGGGATCTCTGTTACCAGAGGTCCCCATAGGGTCTATGGTCCACTACCTGAACACACCGACTTTTTCCTCTACGAGTTATACTCGTTAAAGGGAGCTCTTCCGGGGCCTAATCAAGAGAAGTGTTATAATTCTCTTGTTAAGCACCGGAAGATGCTCTCTTCAGAGGTAAAAGTTCCCGAAGGTATCTTGGAGGCCTCTCGTCGATGGGGGAGGGCTTACCGTGAGGTAAACCCCCCTGACCTTGAGTCTCCTCATATAACCACAAGTGCTTCCGCCATCCTAGAGAACAACCGTTCTAAAGGAGGCAGAGGCGTGTGGTTATCTGAGAGACTCAAGTCACTCAAGGAAGAGTCCCTCTATCTGCAGGTTCCTCCTGGGGATGAACCCATATTTCTCTCCACGGGACTATTCGTCCCGATGAGATTCTATGGGTCCCCAGGGGAGAACCTACTGATAGAGGACATCTTCTCTGGAGTGATTGTCACTCCATCGGGAGAGGCGCTCCAAGATACAAGCAATTCATGGAAGAGGTATTTAGAACTCCGCCTAATGGATGAGCTCGAGGCCGCTGGCCTCGTTCCTACTCCATTAGGGGATTTCTACGAGGGAACCGGCTTTGGGGGATACTCGAGGCTCTATAAAAGAGCCCCGATTATCCCTCCCGGGTTCGTCCCTAGAGTTTATGAAACTAAGGCCTCAGTGGTTGAGGAGCAGGGATTCAAGGCCAGGGTGATAACTGTCACCTCTGGAGCCTTGGTCACCTGCCTCCACCTACTGAGGACTTATTGTTTCTCATCTCTAAGGAAGGACCCTGAAGTCGGTTCCATCGGAGGGGAAGGGACCCTTGTGAGCTTTATGAAAAAGATCAATAAGGCCATCCAGGCGGACCCAAGTGTCCTTGACAAGAAAGTTATCCTTTCGCTCGACCTTTCGGCGGCGACGGATACCTTTAGTCAGGACCTTTGTAGGTCCATCCTAGATGGCTTCCTTGATGCTGGGAATACTCCCAACCTCATAAGGGCCCTTGCCCCCCTTGCTACCTCTCCCGTGAAGGTTTCTTACCCTGAGGTCAAAGGCTTCGAAGACATCGAAGATCTTGAGGCTTCTTCTCGTGGTATCCTCATGGGGAACCCGTCGAGTTGGTTCATCCTAAACCTCTTTGTGAGGTTTTGGTGGGAACTCTCCGGGTTTCTAATGAGAAACCACTACAAGAAGAAGCCAAAATGGATCTTCGAGGCGCTGAGAGATGGGCTCTTGGATATAACTCCATTTCCGGATAGGAAACTCCCAAGGGGAGACCCGTTAACGAGCCGTTGTGGGGATGATCAAATCTCCCTCACAAGGGTTCGACGGGCTCTCCTATTTGAGAGTATCATAACCATAGGAGGTGGAGTTATTTCTCCAGGAGTCCATCTTCGGTCCAACACCTACGGGATATACACAAAACAATTTTGTACCCTCGCATCGGGGGTACTCGATTGGGTGAATATCCTGCGGGTTAGGACCCTCAGCACCCCGTCTTCGAGACTTCCCGGAGTCAAAGAGCGACCCCCTAGTTGGACTAGGGGGTCTGTGGCTTCTAAGGAAACCGAGTGGTGGGGTGGAGATCCATGGATGGACTCTGTTTATCAGAGTGCTACCACTTTTCTCCACTTCCGCTACCACGATTTCCTTAGTTTCGCCGCCTCTTTGGACCTGGAAATTCACCTTCCGCAGGTTTTTGGTGGGTTGGAATACCCCCATTACCAGCGAAAGGTGAAGTTCCGTTCCGGGAAGACCAAGAGGATGTTATCCATCCTCTTGAGGAATGACCTCAGCCTTGAACACCTTTTAGAGGCTAATAATCTGGCTTCGTTGTGGGACCCAAAGTCCCACTCCGAGGCGGGTTCAATCGTGTCAAAACTCACGAAGGACCTCATACCTGAATTAGGTACGAGGACCCTCGAGAGTCTATGCCATGAGTTGAACCTCGCGGTACCAGCCTATTGTGATTTTAAATCACAGCAGGCTGTTACCAAGCAGATTACCGAGGAAACTCCATGGCGACCTCTTCCAGAGGTTCTTAAGGAGATTGAGGAAAGACTATATGGGTACTATTCGTACCTCTATAGTCAACCTCAAATCAACCAAAAGACCTCTTTACGGAAGGTCGCCAAGAGTTTTCTTCGTGTAAGGGAAAAGATCCTGAAAAGCGATCCTTTCCCTTATCAGCCTCTAAAGGTTAATAAGATTTCCGACTTAAAGAGACGTCTCGATTTCAAGATGAAGTCCCTCATGGTTAACATGGAGGACGCCATCCCACGTATCGTGAGTCTCTTTAAGTAAGTTCCGCGTTGGGTACCCCTTAAGGTGGCCTTCAGATTTCTCTGGGGCAACCCCAAAC